AGGTGCAGGCCAGGATGCAGGATCTCTACCGGCGCATGGGATCGGCCTATGGCCGCCTCCAGCGCGAGCTGGTGCAGCCCGTCATCCGGCGCACGATCTGGCTGCTCAAGCAGACCGGCCGCATCAGCCTGCCGTCCGTCGATGGCGACCTCGTGGAGATCAAGAGCGAGAGCCCGCTGGCGTCTGCCCAAAAGGACCAGGACGTCCAGCGCATGATGGAGTTCGCCGGCGCCCTGCAAGGCACGTTTGGCCAGCAGCTTCCGCTGATGATGCTGATGGAGCCCAACAAGGTCGCCAAGTGGTTGGCCGATCGCAAGGACATCCGCGCCGACCTCTTCTACACCGAGGAGCAGCAGCAGCAGATGCTGCAGCAGATGCAGCAGATGGCGCAGCAGATGGGACCGCAAGCCGAAGGCGGGGGAGGAATGCTTTGATGAATCGGAAGTCGTCGCCCGGCTGAGGTCGACCCTCGCAAAGCCCGCCGACAGCGGCGTCCACCCGCGCAAGGTGGAGCTGGCCGCTCACTCCGCGCTGTCGAAGCCAGACGGCGCGATGCTGCTCGAGTACCTTGAGCAGCTGACCTTGCGCACCGTGCATCCGCCCGGGTCGCTCAACGAAGTGCTGCAATACCGCGAAGGCATGCGCTTTGCGGTATGGCTGATGCGTCACCTGATGGAAAGAGGAGCCATCGATGTTCCAGCGAAATCCCTACCCGAGAAGCCCTGACGACGCGTCTGGCGCCCCCGCGGCCGCGTCTTCCGGCGAGCCGCCGCCGCTGAGCGGCACGAGGTCTGGCGGCCTGACTGCCGGAGACCAGGCCGCGATCGCCGCGCAGCGCGCCGCCAACCCGGATGCCCAGCTGCCCGATGGGTGGCTTGCGATGGAGAAGCGACCGGACTGGCTGCCCGAGAAGTTCTATGATGCCCAGCGCAAGGCCGCTCGCCTGTCCGACTTCGGCAAGGCCTATGGCGAGGTCGAGCGCAAGGTCTTCACGCGCAGCGACGACCTGCGTCGCCAGGTCGAGCGCGACTTCGAGGAAGGCCGCATGAAGGCCCGGCCCGAGAAGCCCGAGGGCTATCAGGTCAAGCTGCCCGAGGGGTACTCGAAGGAGAACTTCGAGCTCAACCTCAACGAAGCCAACCCGATGATGAAGTGGTGGCGATCGACGGCGCACGAGCTGGGCCTGAACCAGAACCAGTTCGAGGCCGGCATCGCCGCCTACGTCGATGGCATGGCTGCGGACATGCCCGACATCGACGCCGAGGTGAAGAGCCTTGGCGAGAACGGCATCCAGCGCATCGCCAACCTCCAGAAGGCCCTGACCAAGACGCTCGGCGCCGACTGGGAAGTGCTCAAGCCGCTCGCGACTTCGGCCAAGGCTTTCGAGGCGCTCGAGAAGCTTGTCGATGCACGCCTCATGGCAGGCAACCAGCCGCAGGGTGCGCCTTCGGCACCGGCCGGCGATGGGCGCACCCGCGAAGACCTGCGCAAAATGATGATGGACCCGCGTTACCGCGACCCGTATCGCCGTGACCCGGCTTTCGTGCGCGAAGTTGGCGCTCTTCAGCAGCGTCTCTATGCAACCGGCGCATAAGCGATAGGCGCGGAGACAAAAGGCGGGGTACGGCGAAGGAGCAATTCGCCTACCCGGCCCCGTTTCCGGGAGCCCCGGCCCGCAAGGACCAACCGGCGGCGACGTGAAGGGACCAACCGGCAGCGCGGTTCAACCCAACCTGCTCAAGGAGATTCCTCATGTCGACCTCGATCGACAACAACTTCATCAAGCTCTTCGACGACGAGACCTTCGTCGCGTTCCAGCGCGATGGTTCCCAGCTGCGCGGCACGATCCGCGAGAAGATGGGCGCCGGAAAGACGTTCCAGTTCCACAAGTACGGTTCCGGGACGATGTCGACCAAGGGCAAGCACGGCGACGTGCCGGTCATGAACGTCGACCACACCAACGTGACGCTCACCATCACCGACTACTACGGTGGCGAGTACATCAACGACCTCGACGAGCTCAAGACCAACATGGACGAGCGGCAGCTTGCCGCTGGCGCGTTGGCCAAGGCTGCTGGTCGCAAGGTCGACGACACGATCACTGCGGCTGCCTATGCGTCGCTGCCTGCCGGCCAGCAGATCGCGGCCGCGGCAACGGGGCTCACCCGTGCCAAGGTCCTGACGCTGATGGAGCTCATGGGCACCAACGAGATCCCGGACGATGGCGGCCGCGTTTGCCTCATTGCGCCGGAGCAGTGGACCAACCTCCTGACCATCTCCGAGTTCGCGTCCCAGGACTATGTCGGTCCCGACGCGCTCCCGTGGAAGTCGGGTGTCACGGCGAAGCGCTGGCTGGGCATCATGTGGATGCAGTTCACCGGCCTCACGCTGGCGTCCACGACCCGTCGATGCCTCGCCTACCACAAGTCCGCGATGGCGCTGGGCATGAACAGCGAGATCCGCACCAACTTCGACTGGGTGCCGCAGAAGGGCGAGTACTTCGCCCAGGCGCGCATCACGGTCGGCGCGGTGCGCATCGAGGACACCGGCGTGTTCCAGATCGACTGCACCGAGACCTGAGGAAGGAGAACCTCCCATGGCATTCACCGCCAGCCAGCTCTTCCGCGTCGCGTCCTTCGGCGCCAACGGGCTCTACGTTTACATCGACAAGGACAACGACGGCGCCGCGACCGTCGACACCTCGGGCTACATGAGCGCTGCGTTCGAGCAGCTCAAGGTGGGCGACGTCGTCCTGCGTATCTCGGCCTCGGCGTTCAGCTCGACGCTCAACACGATCACCACGGTCGGTACCGCCGGCTGGCATGTCGTGATGACGAACGCATCGGGCGTCGTGAACCTGAGCGACACGCTCGCTCTCACGGTCACCAACACCGACTGAGCAACTGGCGGGGCCTTGCTTTTGCAGGGCCCCGCCTTCTTCCTGACGGCGTGCTTGGGGTCGTGCAATGGCCGACACGAAGATCGACATTTGCTCTCGTGCTCTCATCGAGCTTGGCGCCAACCAGATCGCGGATTTTTCCGGCACGACCACGGAGAGCGTGATCGCAAGCCAGCTCTACGACGCGACCGTCCGCAAGGTGCTGTCCCGTCACCCATGGCGCTTCGCCACGATCGGTGCGTCGATCAACAAGATCGAGAGCACGAACGAGACCGCCTTCGACAGCGCCTACCAGCTGCCCGCCGACTTTGTTGCGCTCTGGAACGTCCGCAGCGTTGGCGACGACGACATGGCTGCCGACGAATGGGTGGTCTACGGCTCGGAGGTCCACATCAACCACGGCGACGACACCCTCGAGATCGACTACACGCGGGTCGTCGACGAGAGCTACTTCCCGGCGCACTTCACCGAGGCGCTGGAGGCCGCTCTGATGCACCGATTCTGCGGTCCCCTGTCGCACTCTGGCTCCATGCGCGATGCCCTTGGTCGCTCCTACGAGATGCTGCTGTCCAAGGCCTGCCACATCGACAGCCGCCAGGATGCGCCCAACCGCATCAAGCCTTGGCGGTTGATCTCGGCTCGACGCTGATGTTCCAGCGTCAGACAAGCCTTCAGACCAACCTCGCCTCTGGCGAGATTGATGCGCTGATGCGCATGCGCTCCGACGTCAAAG